TAGATAGTTTTGCGTATCTCGTGGATTCACTCCCGACCATTTTTTATTGTTGTTGCCAGCATGGAAAGATGATGGCGCAGTAAGGGTTAAAAATAAGGCTTCATTGTTGTTTTCTTCTGCCCATTCCTCCAAGCCACGCAAGCGCACCATCATTTCATTACGACGTAATGCGGGGTTAGATGATGATTTCAAGAACATATCGAAAAGTTCGACCTGTTCTTCGGGATTGTCGATGTTTTTAATTATCATGGCGCGCAAGTAATCATGATTCTTGCGTTGTTGGAGTTGCCACTCCTGGAAACTTTGGTTAGAAATATAACTGGCAGCATTGGCACGCACCTCGCCACAGGCAATGGCAACATGTTCGACCATTCTTCGTTGCGTGGTGCGCATTTGTTTAAACCACCATTTTTCGCAGGTAAGGCGAATTAAAGTGCTATCAATATGTTCAGCTTTAATGCGTTTGTCGTTTTCGATTTTTTCCCAGTGAGGAATTTTGAAACCCGCAGAAAGGGCGATTTCACCGCACCATTTATAAAGCTGATAGAAATAGCCTTGAATATCGCTCTCATTGTCGCTTTCGATGCCATTTTTTAAAAAGTGTGTGCAATCAAATTGGAATTGAGTAAATGCCGTAGAAATTTGATACGCCATCTTTTTCAATTTGCTTTCGGTAATTAAATAGAAAGGTAATTGTTTTTGCTTTTGTTGGATGCCGAACACTTGAAAACGGAATCCGCTGTAATGCAATTCGTTATAGTGTTTTGCTAATTCTTCACGTGTTGGCGCCGTAGAGAACTGCACGGCTTGTTGCATTTCATTTTTAACAGATAGCAACCATTGTGGTGTATTGATGAATGCTTGTAAAAAATCTACGTTCACGTTGTATTGTGAAAAGACTTTTTGTAAACGCACATCTAACACATCGCGCAAATAATCATTGGCGTATCGGCGTTGTTTATTTCCGAGGGCAAATGCAATCGACCCATCGTCTTTTACAGAACGATAGGCCTTAATGTAAAGTTTGCGGAAATATTCGCGCTGACGTTGACGAGGCAAGCTTTCAAGTGTCTTTTCGATAAACTCAAAATCAGCGGAGTTAATCGCAAACAGCTCCAACTGTAATGGCGTGTAACAGCTTTCATCAAACTGCAGAAAAGTGCGGTCAAATTTTTGACCATTTTCTGCAGCTTGATGGCGCTCACATGCAACCACTGCCATGTGTGCATGTTTGGCAATGATCGTATTATCGCGTTGCTGTTCCCACATTTTTTTGTATTACCCTTTATTTTATGAATTAATTTCATTCTAAATTCATTTATATGAATTAAATTAATGAATCTAGATAAAAAAAGTGTTTATGCCTGTGCATAAGTCGCTTGGATTTCAGCGATGCGTTTTACTTCTGCGTAGATTTCTTCTAATTTCTTAGCCACTGCAGAAAGAGAAGTAACATCCTCATCCATTAATTCGCAAAGAATGAGTGTATCAACTGCAGCAAACAGATCTTTGCAGATTTTTCCGCCTACTCTTTCGTAGGTGCCATTTTCTTGTAACTCTATTTTGTAAATAATGTACTTTCCAGCATCGCTCACCTTGATACTGTAGCGATTTGATAATTCGATAAAATGTTCCTGCATAATAAAATCTCCTTAATGAGCCAGCTCTTCTGCTTTCTTGGTTAAATACCCTACGTTATCTAATGCGATTACCATCTTGTGATAGATGGCACTTGCAGCAATTTCATTTTGTTGTCTTTTAAACAACTCCCATTTTGTGCGATAAATCCAATATTTGTTTCGCCACTTTTTAGCCGCTTTTAAGCAGTTTGCAGTACTTGGTTTATTTTCCATTATTTCCCCCTTGTGTGTGGGTCGATATTGTAAAAATCACGACGGGTTAAAGCTCGCGGAAAAGGCGTGCGAAGTGCTGACATGGCGTGAAAGGCTTTGGTTAATTTATCAATCCCTTTTTCGTTGTAATGCCATAACTTATCGCCAGTCAGATCTGGCGAGATGTAATCTTCAAAGGGTTCAATATCTGCTAACGCTTTTAACATGCCTTTTTGCTCATCGGAAAGATGATTAAACGCGCGTTCAGTGGGATATTTACTCAAGCCCATTTCATGCAAGGTTTCTTCGCTATTTCTTGCTTTCGACATGGGTATGCCATTTTCTTGGTACCATTTTTCTACCGCACTTTCGTTTTCAGACACATACATTGCCGCGCCCTCGCTTTTTTATTTACCTGTTTTGTTGTATGCTTGCCCTAAATTGAATAAACGATTACTTAATTTAAGGATTTCAGAAGATGAACGATCAGATGCAAAAAACGCTTCAAGATATGCAAACACAGATTCATCAGCAGCATTTACAACTGGCACTTCAAGAACGCGTGATGGGTTGCTTGTTGCGTGGACTTTCTCGCCACCCTGATTTGCTTGATGATGTGGAGAATGAGCTTCACATGCTGATTGATTCAACGTCTCAAATATCGCCCGAATTGCTTGATGTGCTTGTGCCTTTTGTTGAGCGTTTGGCGAAACGGAACTAGATTGTTTAATTACAGCCGAAATTTCTTTGGTTTGTTCAATGGTTATCTCGCCTTTTTCGACTTTTTCTTGAACAAAGAATTTAAAGGTTGATGTTTTAGTCATTGTCTTCCCCTTCTAACTAAAATCTTTTTGGAAACTGACCGCACTTTTTTTAGTGCGGTTTTTTATGCTTGCATTGCAGCTTCTTTAGCGAGTGCCACCATGTTGATTAATACGGTGCCTTTCTTCCCCTCTTTTTCTAAAATTGGCAGTTTGCCCGCCGCTCTTAAATTCTTCACTGTGCTGTGTGAAACCCCGGTAATTTCAGCGAATTTCTTCATGGTTACGTAAGGTGCAACCACCTGTATATTTATACAAATTGCATTTTGACTGGTCATTGCTTAAACTCCTTCTTGGTTAAATAAGGTTAAATATGATTTATGTCTCATTTGCGTAATTATAATATTATGTCTCATTTGCGTATGTCAATATGAATTTATGTCTCAAATTATGAATAAAATAGAATTTATTGGCGGGAAGGATGTTATAGACCGCATTCAAAAAGCATATGGATTTGCAAAAAGAAAAGACTTAGGTGAATACCTTGGAATCTCTGCAAGTACCTTTAGCACTTGGGTTTCTCGTGGTTTTTTTCCTGCTGAATTGGTGATTCGTTGCGTCTCTGAAACAGGGGCTAGGTTGAACTATGTCGCCTTTGGAGAAGAGCCGATTTTTGATAAATCAGATGACTTGAAATATTTTAATGCGATTCGCCTAGAAAATGGAAAATCTTTCATAATAGAAAATAAACCCTTTCTTTTGCCATATCTACCGAATTTAGACGGACGTGAAAGTTATGACAAAGTGTTTTGTATTGATGAAGACAATCACACCTATTTTGCGACTAGTGATTACGGCAATTTAGTGGATGGCGAATACTTCGTCATCGTCGAAAACTCCCATCTTATCCGTTATATCACCGTGCTACCTGCAGGAAAAATCCGCGTGGACGGCGGCAAATTCAGTTTTGAATGTGAATTGAGTGATATTGATGTGGTGGGGAAGGTGATTTTGAAGATGGAGAAGATGTAAATGTGCTTTTTCTTCAAGTTATCAAAACCTAAAACAACACCGCACACAAATTCTAATATTGTAGAAATTGAATACATAACCAGTAACGGCAATTCTAAACAACAGATTGGCGAACTTGTAAATCTAGAATTAGATGGTGACGATGATGTGGGGTTCTATTACGTCCTCACTTTGAAACTGCCTAACGGAAGAAATAAAAAATTTAAAGAATATCACTTGAACGGAAAAATAAAATTTAACGGCAAGCGGTTTTCTGATCTTAAAGAACTAAAAGAATATACCTCAACACACTAAGGAGTTAATTATGGCTTACACTTATAAAATGGTTCAAATTCCACCAAATATTGAAGTGAATAAAAAAGAAAAACACAATGCAGCGGCCTACTATTTGCAAAATGTTGTCAATGAATACGCTGAGAATGGCTGGGAATTTTTACGTGTAGATGAAATTGGTGTACAAGAAAAACCTGGCTGTTTAGCTGCGCTATTTGGGCAAAAATCATTTCCTGTAAATTATTACGTGATCACATTTAGAAAACCTGTGTAATGGTTTGGCTTAGCATTCAATTCATTTTGTTTTATCAACGAATAGCACCGCGTGAACTTCGTGGTGCTTGTCGTTTTACGCCTACTTGTTCAAATTACGCTATTTTAGCCTTGCAGAAACACGGTTTTTGGAAAGGTTGGAAAATGGCATTAAATCGTTTAGGACGCTGTAAATATCCGAATAATGGGGAAGATTTACCGTAATGAAATATCTATTTAACGCATTAAAAGAACACTGTCAAATCTACCTGGGATTATTTTTAGGGCTTGTCATTGGTTTATTAGTTGGTGTCGGTTTTGCTGATTGGAAATCTTTGGTTAAAGGGTTAGATTCTAAAGTTACGGATTGGATTAGTTCGATTTCTGCTTTTTTAGGAATGTTTTTTACTGGTGGAATATTATTCATTTCTGCTAAAGTTGCAAAATCATGGAAAGAGCAGAAAACCCCCGATGCCAAAAGCGCAATAGTAGAAAACCTTATAACTTACGATAGCATCATTAATCATTTAATGGTTGAGTTTAATCATACTGAAAACACAATTAGATATGAAAAAATTTTAACCACTTACATTTCCTTATTTAATCAACTCTCAATTATTGAAAGCTCCATAATTAAGTTTTATTTCTTTGATTCAACAGAAAAGAAAGAAATAGATAATTTATATTTAGACCTAAGAAATAGTTTAAATAACTTTGCAAAAGAAATAAGCAAATATTTGAATATAAATATACAAGGCAAGAAAATGCTGTTTAATCCTGATATTACAAAGGAAACTATTTTACCATTTAATATTATGCACAAACTAACATTTGATAATGTCCTGAGTGAGTCTCTATCAGCAAGTTTTAAACTTCTTTCTAAAATAGCGGGCGAAAACCTTGTTATAACCCACAAAATACACAAAAAGTAAATGGCAGTTCGTAAAGACACAAAAAACGGAAAATGGCTTGCGGAAGTTTATGTAAACGGCAAGCG